ATGCTGCTCAAGTACAGGCGTACATTGACGCTTGTCTTGCTGTTAAAGTACTGTATCCCAAACAGTAAAGATCATTATGAGCGACTACACCCGTCTTCGTACTCCTTTTGCTGGAATGTCATTTACTCCTGACGTTCCTAGTAATGCCCTTGGCCCTGCTGAATACAACAATGGCCTAAACATTGAAACAGATGTACGAGGAATTAAAAAGATTGGTGGGGAAGCTTCTATTCTTTCTTCAATTCCAGGTAACGTTGTATTTATCGACGGTGGTTTTCGATCAGAAGGAATCTGGGTTTACATAGCTGCTACCCGTGAAGGTAAGTGGTACATGATTGCTGCTGGAGGTATTACTAACATTACTCCAGGTGTTGGAGCTAATCCAAGTGCATTTTTGTCTGGTTATACAGATGATGTCAACATCACTACGTCTTGGGTTGGAAGTGTTTTCTTTATCAATGATTCACTTCGTGCGCCAATGTATTTCATACCTACCCGTACTGAAATCTCTATTTATGACCAAGCCCCTGATAACTATGTATGGAACTATGACATTGCAACAACTTCGACTAGAGCTGAGTTTGTCCGTAACTTCTGTTCTCCTAACGTTGGTAATATTCTCATTTCTGGTAACCTGACTAAAGACAATTCGTCTACAGGCATTACTACCAACTATCCAACAACAATCCGTTGGTCACAAGCTTTTGCCAATACAGGTGTTCCTGCTACTTGGGTTCCTACCCTATCAAACGTAGCCAATGAACTAGAGATTCCTGTACGGGGTGTATTGGTTGATGGCTTCTTCCTTGGATCTAACTTCTATCTTTGTTCCTATTGGGACACTGTAGTGATGACTCCAATTGCTTATCAATCGTCTACTGCTCCAGTTTTTGGGGTTCGATTGTTTAATCAAGGTCGAGGTCTGATCAACAATAACTGTTGGTCAAATACTGACTCCAATGTTTATGGCGTTGATAGTCGAGACATTTGGATCTTTGACGGCAATGAGTTTGCTCCTTTGGGTAATCAAAGGGTTCGGGATTACTTCTTCCGTAATCTAAATCCTACATACTCTTCTCGTCTTTTCATGGTTAACAATACCCAGAAGAATCAGATTGAGATCTACTATCCAGATTTGAACTCTACTGGTTGGTGCAATCGGATGATTTCTTGGAGATACGATCTGAAGCTTTGGAATGCTCCTAAACAGATTGCTAACGCTTGCAATGCGTGTGAAGCACCTGTTCTAGTCAGTGGTAACTTTAAGCTTGCCTCGCGTACTGTGACGTATGGTCAAGGTAGTGTGGCTGCATCTCAACTTATCCAAACAAACATTGGTAATTCGTTTATCAATAATCAGCCAATTCCTGTTTTGTTTGAGCGTAATAATCTTGTTTTGCAATCAGACAAAGGGCCAGTGCCATATAGTTCAAAAGTCTATGTTCACAGGATTCTTCCTGAACTAGCTGGAACAGGTACTGTTGACATTACGATTGGTGGTGCTAACTCTACTCAACAAACACCAACCTATGGTCAAGTTGGTCATGTTACGATTGATACTGATACTCCTTGGGTTACTACCCAGCAAAATAGTGTTCGTACCGTGTCTATCAAAGTTGAATCTAACGATGCGACTTATGCGTGGAATTTGACTGCCTTGAACTGGCAAGCAACTATTGTTGAGGATGCCTTCTAATGCCATTTGCCCTTGACGGTAACCCAACACCATCTGAGATTTCAGATGCCATTAACTACATTCTGGCTAACCTGAATGCAGGTGTACCTGCTCAATCTACAGCAGTATCTAACAATACATCTACTGGATTTATTGCTAATGCTGTAGGTGATCTGCTTTCTTATCAATATCGATACATTGATATTAAGTTTGCAGACAATACATCTGGATTGAACTTTTCAGACAATCCAATGGGTCGATTGTATTTTGGCATTCGTAACGACAATATTGCATCTGAAGATACTAATCCTGCTGACTACACTTGGTTCCAAGTAACTGGTGGCTTTGGTGCTGGTAAATTGCTTTGGATTCTTGTCCAAGGTGGACGGCATATTAACTACTCTATTGGCAATGCTGCACCTGACTCCAACCCATTGTGGATGGTAGCCCCTACGAGGTCTGTAGACCTTGATGGAGCCTTCGTTGGCTACAAGCAATACATGGTTATCAGATTTGCTGATGACTCAATAGGCACTGGTTTTAGCGCATCACAAACAAATAAAACTTATTACGGTATTTATACTTCTGATGATCAATCTATCCCTACTGATCCAACTTTGTACGAGTGGTCACCTTGGAATTTTGGAACTACTGATGAAGTTTACTATCGTGTATATGGTGGTCGAAATGTTTCTGTAGAACCAGCAACCTATCCATTGCTTGGATATATTCTTTATTCTATTGATAACGTTAATCTGGATGTTCTGACTCTTGGTGCTATCAATGATGTAGCAGTGGTATCTGAAGTTCCTTTGATTATTCAGTCTCCATACCGTTATATGTTGCTTCGATATGGCACAAACAGTGTAGGTGCTGGATTTTCTACTAATCCTACAGGTAAAACTTACTTTGGATTACAAGCTTCAGATGTCTTAACTACTGATAACAATCCGACTGATTACACATGGTTTTCCGCTGGTGGAACATTTCTTGTTGATGTCAATCTCTGGACTAGATCAGCTACTGGTAACAATGTTCAATTTAGCTTGACTTTGCAATCTCCTGACATTTCAGGTTGGCAAGATTCTACAAATCAAGCTGCATCGATTACACCTTACATTGATGTATTTTCAAGATCTGGCAATGTGGTTACTGACATTAGTAGCCCATCAGATGGACGATTGGGTTATTCAACATCGTTTAACAATGGTGTTATTAATCTGAATCTTGATCCTTATGGACAAGGTAAGAATACTGGTGGATTTAATATCAATCCAGCGACTACTGCATCTATTACGGTTGATCAGTTTGGTCGAGTTCAACAGATTGGTTCTATTGATCAAGTTCGATTTAGTTCGATGATCACTTATGCCACTGCTGGACAAACAGTATTTACTTTCTCTAATAATCAAGCTGATCAAATTCTTGTATTTAGAAATGGTTTATTTTTACGTCCTACTACTGATTACACACGGACAACAACTAATTTCACATTAACCAATGCTTGTACATTGAATGATGTTGTCTCTGCTTATTATGTTCGACTGATTGATGCAACTAGTTCACTGGATAAAGTTCCATTTGTTGTATCCGTTCAAACACTTACTGCTGGTCAAACCAATGTTGTAACTTTATATTCTGATGGTTCAGAAATATTGTTTTTAAATGGTGCTTTGATTGTCGATAGTGATTACACCTACATTGGTAACAACCAAGGTTATGTGCTTAAAACAGCATCAACCGGTGGATCTCTTTGTGTAGTTTCATTTTCATTCAATAATCAGAATGCTTTAATATTTTCTGAAAACTATACAGAGACTGTTACAGGAACAACCAATGTTGTATTCCCAACATCTTTTTATAGAAACTCATCATTGATTTGGTTTAATGGTGTTCTTTTACGACCTAGTGCTGATTACACAATTCCAGGTGCTGGAGTTTTATCGGCAAACTACACCTTAATTGGTGGTCTAAGTTATACCGGTCAACCTTCTCAATTCTGTTCATTTAATAGTTCTGGAGAAGCTTCTGTATCGTCACTTAGCTCTGCTGGTGTCAAAGGTATGGATATGCCTGTTTTCATTGAACATGAGCCTACAATGCTTGAAATGTTTAACGGTATGAAAAAAGAAATCAACAAGTTAAAAAGGGAAGTAAAGCTCCTGAAAGGTAAAACATGACCCAAGCCATTAATCTAGCTAACTTTGCTAATAACTTAGATACTTCAGGTGGACTAGTTCCATCTGCATTAAATGCACCTGTTCCTGTTAATAGGGGTGGTACTGCATCAAGTACTGTCGCTGGTGCTATAGCTGTGCTTGGGCCAAATATTTACCCAGTAGGATCTGTTTACATCAATGCGTCAGTAGCAACCAATCCAGCAACTTTGTTCGGATTTGGTACTTGGACAGCTTTTGGATCTGGAACAGTGCCTATTGGTGCAGGTAGTGGCTTTACAGCAGGTTCTACTGGTGGTTCACCTGACACACCTATTGTTAGCCATTCACATAGTGCTAATGTTTCAGATCCTAGTCATGCACATAATTTCCCATATGCAATTAATACACAAACAGGTTCTGGTGGAAATAATCAAGCAGGTTTTGCAGGTGGAGCAAATAATGTAAGTGTTACTGGAACAAATGCTGCAACAACTGGAATTGGTGTTTCTATTAATTCTACTGGTGGTTCTGGTTCAAATACAAATTATCAGCCATACATCGTGGTCTATATGTGGCTTCGTACAGCCTAAAGGTTAATTATGGGTGGATTCTCACATCAAATCGGTGATCCTAGTTCTGGTGGAAAGTTTGATTCTTTTCTAAATCAGAACAAGATTACTACGCCAACTACTTCTGGTCAACAGCAATTTGGGCAACCAATGCAGCAGTCAGCCCAGCAACCTAATGCTACGGGTGGACAGCCTCCATCAACTCAACTTGACCAATCTGCTGCTACTGGTCAATCTGCCTATCCTAATACAATAGGAACGATGGATAATACGCAGAATCAACCTGCCCAAGCTTCATTGCAATCGGGTAAAGGAAAAGGGGCTTAATATGAGTGCTTCACTCGGTGGTGGTAAAAGTAGCGGTAATCAAGCTACTCAAGTTCAGATGACTCCAGAACAGCAACAAATTCTTGCTGCTCAATCTAAGTTTCTGACAGATACTGCAATGCCAGCGTATCAAAAAACAATTGCTGGTGCTGGCGATGTATATGGACAAACATCTGCCGCTACTAATGCAGCTTCTCAAAATGCTATTAATGTTGCCCAACAAACTGGTGGTGTTCAACAGGCTACAGGTACTCAGAATCTACAGACTGGCTCTGCTGGTCTACAGGCTCTGTTTGATCCTAACTATGAACAGAATCAAGTCCAAGCTGCCTTGCAAGCTGGCAATGAAGCTGCTCGTGAGTCTTACGG